GGACTCGACGAGTTCTGCGACTCGATCACTCGAAGATCAGCGCCGATGTTTACCTTCCCGCGACGAATGTCAAACAGTCCATGTCAGTTTACATGGTCTTTGACCTTCCCGCGGTGGGTTACTCGGTCGCTGAGGAGACGGCTGTCTACACGGGCCTTCGGTCCGCTATGACGGCTTCCTCCGACCTCCTCATCACCAAGCTTCTTGGTGGTGAGAGTTAGGTCTCAGTGAGTGATCCCCAGCGATCTATTGTCATGTTCTGATTTTAGATCGGCCTGATGGTTTTTGGCCATCAGTTGGGGAGCAGGCCCGTTAGGCTATGGATTTAGCTACCCCCTATTAAGGAGGGCTAATGAAAAGCCTAACGTCACTCTGGAAAATACTCGCCAAAGATTTGGCGAGTGGATGCTGCACTAGCACCACCAGAGACAGCAAAACTGTCTCTGAGCGAGTCAAGTGCGAAGGGACATCGTTTTTGACGATAACCCTTCCGCAGTTTGGAAAAGACTTCGAAAGAAGTCTCGACCAAGGCTGCGTAGACCGACAGGATTTCCAAGGTTTTACTTGGAGATCTGGTCTCCCTGTATTTCTACAGGGTTTCCTCAGTCTCGTATTTGACTCAAATACTGGTCGGTTGCTGGATGAACCGAACATTTTTGCAATTCGTGCTATTCGTCAATTGACGTTGATTGATAGCAAGATGTTCCTTCTCACAAATAGTCAGAGGGAACGCGCAGCAATGTCTGGTTTTATCCAGTGTGAGAAGGAAGTCCGCGATGCTGATTCACGTTTGACCCCTCAACTGAGGAGTCAGTTTATACGTGTTTCTAACATCGTGCTTGGTCGTGTTCTTTACGATCTGGATAAAAAGGTCCAGAATTGTGATGAACTCATTCCAAGTCATGGTCCAGGTGCGACGGCTGACGGTCTTAAAGGTAACCGTAAGTTTTCGCACACATCCTGGCCTATGCGTCTAGATAAAGTCTTCCATTCGGTTGACTTTCTCTTGCCCAATGCCTCATATTATGAGAGATTGGTAGACGTGGACTTCCTCGAACCCGATGCGGAGATTCCCGTTAAGGTAATCTCCGTTCCTAAAACGCAGAAAACGCCTCGTATTATTGCGATGGAGCCGACTGCTATGCAATACGCACAGCAATCAGTTCGTCGCCTTATTTACGAAAGTGTTGAGAGGGATTACCTCCTCAACGCACTTATCGGCTTCACGGATCAAGAGCCTAACCAACTCTTGGCCCAGGAGGGCTCCCTTACTGGGGACCTGGCTACGCTAGACCTTAGCGAAGCTTCCGATCGCGTTTCCTTTGAGCATGTACGTGATCTACTTACACTCACTCCTCATTTGTTTGAGGTTGTGGATGCTTGTCGATCACGGAAGGCTCTCGTAGATGGTCATGGTGTCATACCATTGGCCAAATACGCGTCTATGGGTTCAGCGCTTTCTTTCCCCATTG